CTAAAGTAATACTACCTGAACCTGAGCTACTAAAGCTATCTATGTCATTAGTACCACTATAATAAATTGTATTGGGTGTGGTAGGGTCTCCAGCTACTACTAAATGCTGGTCATGTATTGTACAGAACTTAGCTTTAGTAGAACCACTAATAGTTATCTGACTTGCAAAAAAAGTTCTAGCAGTTACATCTGCACTTGTTCCAGTCATTTTAAATAGAAAAGGTTTATTATTACCACTCTTATCTGTTATAACTACTTCACCAAAATCAGACGCACCTTCAAAGATAGCAAACTCACATTGGTCTACACCTGTTAAAGATAGTTCTCCTCTACCACTAAATGTAGAAAAGTTATCTCCACCTGATGCAACACTTGCTTTATTTAATTGTAACCAAGCACTTTCTGCATCTTGACTAAAAAATATATCGTTACCTGCTACAGCTATTAAACCATCTGCATAAACTACTAAACCTTCTATGTCTTCTGAAGTATTAGGTAATGTATCTCCAAACAAACTAAATCCATTTATTCTTCTATAAGTACCTTCATCAGATACTTCAAAGTTTCTTAACTTAGTAGCAACTCCGGGTGTCTTTAGTAGTGCTGAAGAGTTAGTAGACTTAACAAGTCCGCCAACTAAAGCTACTGAAAATGGCTGTGCTGATGACATTTAGAAATAAGTCCTATCATCTGTCATGTTACGAGGAGTAGCATTAATTAAATTAGACTTCATAGTCTTCATATTCTTTTTATACTCATCAAGTGCAAAAGCTGCTTGTTGAATATTTTCTTTAAACTGGTGTACATAATATCTTGCTTTTGAAGTTATTACATTACTATATTGTTCAGGCAATACTATGCTATCATCATGAGCTACCAAGCTTGTTGGTTTGGTGAAAGCATAGAAGTGCACATTATAAACCTTGTCGGGTATAGGACTTAATCCAAACTTTCTATGGTCTGGGCTTTTTATAACATGAGTAGGTTCACCGTGTCCAGCGTCTGAACCTAATGCATCATCTGCATTTTGACTATCTCTGTAATATCTTTTCCAATCGTCTAAAGATAAAAATCTTAAACCTTTGGAAACAAAAGGGGCTGTTTCACCACTTACATTTATTGTTGTTAGATAAAAATCATCCCAATCTATTGATGAGAAATCTGTAGCAATACTAGAGCTACCAGATTTTAATGTGTACCATCTAGTTCCTGCTACCGATGCAACAGTTACATTCCCATAAAAAGGGTCTGGGCTTCCACTAGTTCCTGCTGAGAGGAATGGTAGTTGGGGTTCGTCATTAGCTATATCAAATATAGATTTATTAATTGAATCTTTTACAAACTGTTGTAAGCCTACAGCACTTGTAAAGTTTCCAGAAGTTAAAACAACTTCGTTAAGTTCTCTTAGTACTTCGTTTGTTAAATCTAAATATGTCGTAGCCATTATTTTTTACCTGTAGCTTTTATCTTTGATTTTTTACTTAAATCTTTTAAATGAAATAACTTTACACTAGTTTTAGTGTGTGCTTTATTTGTATGTAAAGTACCGTCAGCCATTTTATGAGAACTGCCTTTATGTTCGGTACCATCTTTTTTATAGTGTTTTACGCCTTTCATATTAGCAAGGTTTAGCTGTAGGCATTTCACCAGATTTATATGCAGGTTGAGCTTTTCCACCTTTGTTGTACATCATACGCCCACCTTTCATCATTTTCTTTTTAGCAGTACCGCCATCCATCATTTTCTTTTTTTTATCTGCACCGTACATATTTTTCTCCTTTTTAAATTAAGTGGAGGAATCCTAAAACTCCTCCGGTTGGTATCAGTTAATACCGTAGACTTTATTACTAATCCGCTTGGGTTGTTGTAATTGCGTCTTGAACTTTACACTGCCCGTTAACATACCAGTTAGTGCCATCGCACCATACATGAACAAAATCTCCATGTAATGCTTTGTTAGCTACTAATGAAATAGTATCTGCGTCTTCAACAAACGCTACACTTCCTGCTGCATCTTCTGCTGAAGATATGCTACCTACAATAATATTAGCACTTGCTGCTGTTACTATTGTATGTGTGCCTGTAGGAACTGTTCCTCCAACATAAAACCAAAACTCTAATCCTGCCGCTGGGAGAGGAAGAGTTGAGACTTTAGCTGCTGCTATATTCATTATAAAACGAGTACCTGACTCTGCTGCTGTAATTACATTAGTTGCAACTACTACTTCAACGTCTGAAGGCTTCTGAATTTTCTCAGATAATACTCGAACATCAACTGTTCTTGCTGAATTACGTCCAGTATCTCTTATATTTTCAATTGTCATTTTTATTTACCTCTTGTAAAATTTATGTGTTAAAAGTAGAGGAGTCCGAAGACCCCTCCAAATTCGACAACTTAGTCAATACCGTAGAAAGCACTTACTATAGCTTCGTCTCTAAGTACTTTCGCACCATAGACATGAAGACCACGCACAATGTCACCAAACGATGTTGGGTCTCTCAACACTTCTGTTGAAAGGATTGTGTTAGCAGTTGCAGTAGAAGACATGTGACCAGCCATACATTTACCAGCAGCATTAGATGTTGCAGCAATGTTGTTTGACTTGTACATTTCAAATCCTCTTAGTTTTCCACTAGATACTAATCCATTTCTAATTGAGCCTTGTCCACCATTGTAGTCGACAGATAGCAATTTAGAACTAGATTGTCCTAAGACTTCATAAAAGTCAGGACTTGCAACAAACCATCTACCTTCTTCAGGTACATTCTGTTCGTCTAATAGTCTTGACATTCTACCCATAAGGTCTAGAGGGTCGTGTTCACCAGAACCAAAACCTATATCCAGACCACCTGTTCCATCAAAAGTTCCAGCTGCTAAATCAACAGCACTGTCTGAACCTAAAATGTGATTAGGTGATGAAGCTGAACAACCGGCAAACATAGTTGCTAATACAGCAGCGTCATATGAATCTTTCAATGCATAAGCAGCTGATGAAGAAGCCATTTCTTTGAAGTTGACATGTGACATATTACTTTCAATATCATCAACGATGAATTTAAAAGCTTTAGCACTATCAACAACCAAAGTAATCTCTTGGTCTGTCAGTCTAGTTTCAGTTGTATCGCTATTTCTTGTGTAATCAGACACTGAAATAACGGGTTCTTTAATTATCTTTACGGAATCTCCGAAAGATGAAATTTCACCGGCATAGTCGGTGTTAGTAATTGCTTCAATAACCGAGGCTTTCCTAAAAAAGTTCATTACCTTTTTAGAGTAAACCGAAGGTAAAAAGAAACTATTGTTCTGTCCGGCAACTGAGTTTCCAAAGTTGGCGTTAGTATCCGTGCTCGGTTCAAAAAATTGAGCCATGATATTTTCTCCTATTTATAGTTAATTTAAAATTTTGCCCTGTTGCCAAGCTTCTGATATAGCAGTTTCGTGCTTATCAAACTCTTGTGGCGACATTGCATCAATTTCCTTTAGTGACCAGACCTTCTCCTGATTAGGTTCTATACTAGTTGTTTTAGTAGAGACCATGTCAGCAGCAGACTGTCTAGTCGGTTTTTTAGAAGATGACTTAGTCTTCGTAGGCTCTATACCTAAGTCCTTTTTAAAAAGGTCTAAGGCACGAGAAGCAAGGTCAGAGTCATCAGCATTATTGTATATCCAGTTTTGAATAGACTCAGGCTGTTCCTTTGCCCAACCATGGAAATCGTCACTGTTTTTGATATCTTCAAAATCAGGATGTTTATCCATTAATCTTTGTTCTGCACTTTGTCTTACCAACTGTGTCTCGCGTTCTTGGAGTTTACTAAGGCGTTCTTCTAGAACTTTTGCTTTAGACTCAGATTGCATATGAGCTACAGTTTCTACGACATCGTACACATCAGGATACTCTTCTTTAAATTTCTCTAAGTCTTCTGGAGATTTCGGAGCTGTATAGGTTGGTCTATTTTTAGTAGCTTCTTCTAATAACTCTTGTTCTCTAGACTTAAATTGATTAAGTTTAGAATCATAATGTTTTTTTAAATCATCATAGCGTTTTTTATAATCTGGCTTTTGATAAGGACTAACCCTATCTTTTTCCAGTTCTTCAGTATTAACACTTCCCTCAGCCTGAACTTCGGTTATGTCATCACTATTGAAAAGCTTATTCTGTGGCTCTTCAAAAAACATACTGTTTGATGATACAAAGGCTTTATCTTCGCCTGTACTGTGCCAACTCTTATTTTTATTATAAGGGTTAGCTACTTCTTCTTTGACTTTATTAGTCATCTTCTTTCTCCTAGAGGGGCTTAGTTCACAAGGTAGCTCTATGTCGACTAGAGGGCTTGTATGTAAAGGTAGCCTTTTGGTTTAATTTGATAAAGTGCCGAGTAATTAATTCGGGTAGCTTTATCTAGTGTTAGGGTTTAATCTAGGATTAACTTTACGCATGTCATTAGAAACATCAGATTCTTCATCTTCTATTTCTTCTTCATCGTAAACTCCTCCCATTGCAAACCCTTCTCTTTCTCCTGCAGCATCTTCAGCTTCTTTCATCATAGACATTAAAACGTCTTCTCCGATTTCTTCCACAGCTTTTGCAGTAAAAACAAATTCTCCGTCCGATAACCTTGCAGGTATCGAATCAGAAACGCCAGA